GAGTTAGAGTCCTTTGTTGATCCTCTGACTAAGGCTATTAGGCTTGTCATGATTCCTTCCTTTGCCGAGAACTTCGCTTCAGAGGGACGTCCACCATGGCAGGAACTGGCTGAGTATACCGTTAAACGTCGTGGCGGCGCTACGGGTCCTATCCTACAGCGCACAGGTGCGATGCTTAGCGATGCACTATCTTTTGACATTTGGACAATTACAAAGACTGCAGCCTCAGTACAGCGTTGGCCACAGCACTCCTGGTATGCTAACATTCATCAGGCAGGATACGGCAGTGCAGCAGGAACTACAGGGTCTGCGAAGTCAGCAGCTGCGGCACTTGCTAGGGGTGAGACCAAGCAGGCTGCCAAGATCCACATTCCTGCTCGACCGTTCATCATGTTCCAAGAGGATGATGTAGTCCAGATTCGTGCCATCTTCTTCGACTGGCTGACTGAGAAGGCCGATGAGGTCGGAAGGCTGCGATGACACATACAGCTCGTGCAACAGTCGTAGCCCAGAGAATTCAGACGCTACTGTCTGAGAAAGTAGCAGACGTTACTTTCTTTGATCCGCCTATTCGCGCTGTGTATTACGGAGACCAAGACAAAATTCCGTACTCGCCTACGTTGTGCGTAGAAGCTGGAATCAAAAGACGTTCATGGCCTCCTGTACCAACTCTTAGGACTGAGAATAACCTCGAAGTTACAGTCATCACATACCATGCTAGGATTGGCGACGGACAACAGACACGTCTCGAGGCAGATCGACTCTCCGAGGCTGTAGAAGAATTTCTGAATATCTACCACTACAGATTACTAGATGCCAGTGGAAGCGATTTGGTAATCCACGGACATGTGGTGGAGAACGAGCCCGGCTACGTCAGACGTGGAAATACACTGTTTCATGCAGCACGTCTTACGTGGCGAGGAATAACCAAAACTCAGATCACAGTGGCGGGGTGAAATGCATCTCCGAGTGCACAACACAAACGATGAACCAGTGACGATCACTTACCTCGCCGTACTGGAACCTGATGAGGTACGTGACTTCGATGAGGAGGAGGTTGAGAGATACATGCACGCGTCTGGTCTACTTCCTCTTCCCGACAACATGCCCAGTGGTCTAGACGTGACTGTTGTAGTGGGCGACGAAAAGGAAGGTAAGGGGTAGTGGCTCTAGGAATTGGTGGCGGCGGTCAGATAGGTGTCGCCCTGGAGGTAACTCCCGGCACCTACCTCGCGCCCGTTAAGTTCGTACCATTCAACAGTGAGTCTCTGCAGTACATGCAGGATACTGTGTGGCGTCGACCCATCCGTAAGGCTGTAGGTGTCGTCGGTGGTGTTGCTGGCAATGCGCACGTCGAAGGTGACGTTGAGATCGAAGCAATTGAAGATGTCATTGCACACTTCATGTATGCTTCACGTATGGATGTCATTAAGTCGGGCGCCACCAACTACACGTATACAGGCACACCTTCGTCAGTAGCTATCCCAGCGAAGACCTTGTCTGTTACCGTCGAGAGGGTAACAGGTGTTGTATTCGGGTACGTGGGTTGTGTAGTCTCCAGCTTCCGCTTTACAGTTGCTGACGGACTACTGATGTACTCGGCCTCGCTGATCGGTCGTGACGAAGCTAGTCAGGCAGCCCCCTCCCCTACGTGGCCTACTTCAGTACCGTTCGGTGCTGGTCAGTACTCGATCGAGATCCCTACGGCCTCTGCTGTTACGGATACCGACACATTCGAGTTTACGGTCGAGGACAACGCCACACCTGCATACCGACTCAAGAGTACTGGTCGCGGTGCCGAGTTCGTGTACTACGGCGAGCGCAACTGCACTCTGACGGTCGAGCGCGACTTCACGTCGCGTGCTGACTACGACGCCTTCAAAGCACTAACTTCACAGTCAGTTACGATTACCGCCAGTAAGGGTGCGAACAACTCGATCTCCATTGTCATGCCTGTGGCGATCAAGAACACCTACGAAGTAACAGTTCCGGGACAGGGTGATCTGGTTCGTGCTCGGATCGAGTACCAGAATGCCATCAATGCATCTGGAGCTGAGTACAGTCTGGTAGTAAAGACGCAAGAAGACATCGTTTAGTAGGACCGAACAGACAGAGAGCCCAAAATCCAAAGGCGGTGTGGAGCTTTTAGTAAAAGCATTCAGCCGTATAGATGGATATCAATGTATCAAGGCTTGAGGGAGCTAAGATGCCTGTAGCAGTAATTACTCAGACGAGTGACAAGTTCGATCTCAAGTCGCTTCCAGGTGCCTACGTCGTCATCAAGCGGATGACGTACGGACAGCGACTTGTACGTCAACAGATGGCACTGAGAATGCAGATGAAGGGTACGGGGTCGAAGAAAGATCAGATTATTGATCTGGAGATGATGAACCGTATCACCTCGCTTTGGTCGTTCGCCAATCTGATTGATGACCACAACCTAACTGACGAAGCAGAACGCAAGTTGAACTTCCAGAACCCTGCTGATGTGGAACGTCTTACGGCTGTCGTCGGTGAAGAGATCGACAAGTTGATTGACAAGGTCAATAACTTCGAGGACGATGTCGATGAGGAGGAAGAAGGTACTCTGGGAAATTGATATGGCACATTCGTGCAGGCATCCTAACAAAAAGACCTATTACAGGTCAAGCTAGGGAAATTATCGACCTGACGCGAATGTGTCAAGCGTTCCAATGCCTTCCTGGTCCTGGAGGACTTCTCGATCAGGATTCGTACACAATGTACTTGATACGAGTAGTCCTCGAGGCCGACCAAGAGAAGGCTGAGATAGAACGTAGAAAGAGGAGTTAGAGATGGCTCTGTCGTCACGTGATCTCTATCTGGTTCTCCGAGCCAGAGATGAGGCTTCACGCGTCGTGCGGGGCCTCTCTCGCGAACTGCTTGCTGCAGGACAGGCGGCGCGAATTGCCAGCGCTCGGAGTATGGCGGCGGGAGCTCGTCAGCAGGCAGCGCAGGCTAGGGCTGCAGGTGCAAGTGCTGCACAGATTGCTGCGCTACAAGCCTCTGCGACTGCGTGGGATCGTGAGGCTCAGCGCATTGCCCAAGCTACGGCTGCAAGACAGCGATTTGGAAGTATACTCCAGCAGACTAGTCAGGCACTGATAACTGGTGGTGTTGTCCTAGCAGCTGCAGGTGCAGGCACATTAGTGTTCCTCAAGAATGCTATTGATACTGCCGTAGAGTACGAACGACAGGTTAAACTGACCATGACCCAGGTCGGTGAGTTTAACACTAGCATCAAGGAGATTGGAGACGTAGGCCTTCGAGTAGCCAATCAGATTGGTGTGGCCTTCGAGTCGCTACAGCCAGCACTGTACGATATCTTCTCCTCTACCAATGCAAATGTAGAACAGGCCGAGCGCTTACTCCTATCGTTCTCTAAGGCTGCAGTAGCTGGTCAGGTAAGCATTCAGGATGCCAGCCGAGCTACGATTGCCATTATGAATGCTTTCAACATTCCACTAGAGAACGTCAACGATGTTCTCGACATTCAGTTCCAACTTGTTAAGTTCGGTGTTGGTACCTACGCCGAGTTCTCCAAGCACCTTGGTAATGTTATTCCTTCAGCCGCTCGTGCTGGTCAGACATTCGAGATGGTAGCAGCGATGCTGGCACTCATGACTCGTAACGGTCTGAGTGTTGCCATGGCTTCTACCTCCGCGGCGCGTGCTCTGGAAGCAATGTCTCATCCCAAGACGATTGCACGTCTTGAGGAGATGGGTATCAAGGTAAAGGATGCTGCGGGCAACATGTTGCCTCTGACAGGTATCCTTCGACAGCTTAGAGATCAGCTCGACAAGCTCCCGCCCACCGAGAGAGTTGCAGCACTCGTTGAATTGTTCAAGGGTGCTGGTGGAACCATTCAAGCTCGTAGGTTCCTCGAGCAAGTACTGTTGCGCCCTGGAGAGTTGGAAGAGCTCGAACGGTACCTCGGTGCCATGCAGGACTCTACAGGAGCCTTTGGCGATGCCTACAACGAGATGGCGGATAGCGTTGCTGTCAAGAGTGAACTGCTAAGCAACAAGTGGAAGATCCTCAAGGATACTATCGGTGCTGCGGTCATTCCCTCGTTCATCACCTTGATCGATGCGATCTCTAAGGTCCTCGATTACTTCAACAGTCTGCCAGATGGTACAAAGAAAATCATTGCAGACTTCTTGTTGTGGGGAAGCGTTGCAGGCATCCTGGTCGGTGCTCTGCTTATGTTGGTGGGAGCCATATCTGGTTTGGGCGCCGCTCTGGTTGTAGCCGGTGAGGCCTTAGGCATCTTCCTAATCGTCATGACTGGGCTAGGAACTATTGCAGCTACCTTTGGGTCTGCACTCGTAACCCTTTGGGTTAACAGTGAAGCCTTCCGTATGGGCGTAATGAGCCTTATTAGTGCTCTTCAGGCACTATGGGACAAGGTAGTTGAAATAGCTGGACCTATTGTTGATACCATCCAGAATACCTTCGGGGATAAGGTAGTGGAAGGTATCCGTAAGGCTGGCGAGGTACTACACGGGTACTTCTCGTTGGTAGCTGGAGCCATCCGTGATAACTTAATTCCTGCCTTAGAAAGTGCCAAGCAGTTCTGGGAAGAGCACCAAGGCACAATCAAACCTATTCTGGACATCCTTGGTCAGGTTGTCAAGGTATTGATTATGGTAGGCGCAGCCGTCCTAGGACTTATCGGCGCTTCAGGATTCCTGGCACTAATTGCTACGATCATTACTGTCATTAGCTGGTTCAAGATTGCAATCATTTGGGTCGAAATTCTGATCAATGTCTACAAGGCAGCCGGACGTGCTGTAGGTGATTTCATCGGTTGGCTTGCTAGAGTAATTGGTGAGTTGCTCAACTTCGGTCGAGTGGTTGGAACCACAATCCTGTCTATACCTGGCATTGTGAAATCTGCATTCGCGAATGCAGGCAGTTGGCTGGTGGATGCTGGTAGGAATATCATTCGAGGACTTGTGGATGGTATCAAGGGCATGATCGGAGAGGTGAAGGCAGCACTAGGTGCTATCACTTCAATGATTCCCGATTGGAAGGGTCCCAAGTCCAAGGACCTGAAATTGTTAGTTCCTACTGGTCGCTACATCATGCAGGGTCT